TTGACTTCTCACGGAAACGCAAGTTGAAAATATCCATCGTAGACAAGGACGGAAAGATTATCATTTCCTACTTCTACCCGATGCCGATGTATGTTCACGAACTACAACACATACTGCGGTACTTCAACAGAATCGAGTTATAAACGGTCCTAATTGACTGACTTATGACTGCTGAAAACTGCCCATATAGAAGTGACCGTGTTCTACAAGACAATTACGGGAAGTTCCATCTTTGCTATAAGGATGGCGGGGATTGTGAGTGTATTCCCAACGGATGTCCGTATTTGATTGCGAAGAATAGCAAACTTAATCTCCCGAATTTGCCGGGGTACACGCAAATATAACCCATTTCGGCCCTAAATGAACGAGTATGAACTGCAAGAAAGGACAAGGCACGAAGGAAAAAGGATTCGCCGACAGGTGCTACTGGTACTACAACGGCGAGTGCATCCGGGGCGAGAATGACAAGTGCTACCGAAACATCGGCAAGAAAGAAAAGACAAACGGCCCTAATTGACTGACTTGGGCTAATTCAGTCAATTAGCATCGCGAATAATTGATTTACCGGGGGGCCTCCGGCCCCCCAAAAACAGAGAAAGTTATGTACGTATTCATTCACAGAAGAGGCCAGTTCAAAGGAAAGATCAACATGGCGAAGACGATCGAGTCGATGAAGGTCGGCGATGTGTGGGAAACCTCAATCGATGACGTGAGGTTGGAGTCCGTGCGTAACCTCTGTACGAGATACGCCAGGATTTCCGAGGAAGAATTCACCGTTAGTTCTCCGAAGAGCTTCGGCAAGAAGATAATCGTCACCAGAACCAAATAAAACGTAGCGCATTATGAGAACCCCGGACAGTACAACAATCGTGGGCGACGTGGTCGAGGGAGGAGTATCCGCTGCCGCAGTCGCATTCCTGCAAAAAACCGTGCTAGCTATGATCCCCTTCGCTCTTCCAGCCCTGGTCTTGGTCGTGCTCGATCTGCACTTCGGTATCAAGGCCGCCAAACACCGGTACAAAAAGTACAACCGAGACGCGGACCGCGTCACCTTCTCCCGTGCATTGCGCGGGACAACCGGTAAGGTGTTCGAGTTCGCCTGCTGGTTGATCATTGCGTCGTCGATGACGGTCGCGTTCAACAAGCAGTGGATTCAGTGGGCGACCCTGGGCCTGGTCTACGTGAACGAGATGGGCTCCGTCATCGGGAATTACCTTTGCACGAAGGACATCGAATTCTCCCTGCTTGGATTCTTCAAGATGATCTTCACGCTCGTCGGAAGATGGATTGGCGGGAAGTTCGGCGTCCAGACCGACGACGTCGATCTCGGCGAAGTGCTGAAGCCAGCGGAGAAGCAGCCGCGGAACGCGAAGGGCCAGTTCGTTTCCAAGAACCCCAAGCCGCAGCCATGAAGATCCTGATCGACAACGGGCATGGTTCCAACACCCCGGGGAAGCGCTCCCCGGACGGGACCTTGCGTGAGTACGCCTGGGCCAGAGAAGTGTCGTGCATGATATGCGACCTGCTCCAGGCCGAGGGGTACGACGCGAAGCTGCTCGTTCCCGAGTTGACCGACATCTCCCTGGCCGAGCGGTGCCGCCGTGCGAACCAGTACAACAAGAAGGACACGATCCTTGTGTCCATCCACATCAACGCGGCCGGCAACGGAAGCAAGTGGATGAAGGCGCGTGGCTGGAGCATCTACACGACACGGGGTATCACCAACGCGGACAAACTGGCGGAGAAGATATGGTACCGGGCCAAGAGCGTGTTCCGCTGGCCACTGACCGTCCGGTCATATTCAAACCAGCAGTTCGGCCACGACTATGAGGAGAACTACTACATTCTTCTACACACGTACTGCCCGGCCGTGCTCATCGAGAATTTCTTCATGGACAACAAGGACGACTGCGCGTACCTGAAGACGGACGAGGCCAAGGCTTCGTGCGCCGAGGTCGCGGTCGCCGGAATCAAAGACTACCTGCAATGTATTGGGTGATCACATCGACCGAAGCCGCGTACGGCCCGTACGAAACCGAGGCCGACGCAATGTTCTTCGCCACGACGAATCTCGGTGACGAGGGCTGGACCATAACGCATACGCAATGAAGACGTCTACCATCATCCTGGCAGTGGCCATCGTTCTGGCCCTGCTAGCATCGTTCTGGCTCGGCGGCGAATTCGTCCGCCGGCGTGAACTGCTTCCGGCAGACACGGTCTACGTCGAGAAGTGGGTGAAGGATTCCATCCCTGAGAAACCGGACTCCGTGAAGGTCGAGATCAAGTACGTGTACCTTCCGAAGGCCGTGCCGGTCCATGACACCACCGAAGTCCACGATACGACGGCGGTCCACGATTCCGTCCTTGTCGAGGTCCCGATCTACGAGAAGACCTACGAGGGCGAGAACTACAAGGCCACGGTACGCGGGTTCCAGCCGGAGCTGGTCGACATCTGGGTGAAACAAAAAGAAACGACCATCACTGTCCCGTACAGGAAGCGATGGTCGTTCACGGTCGGCCCACAGGTCGGGGTCGGATACACGCCGTCTGGGCTGCAGCCCTACGCCGGAATCGGCGTCACATACGGATACAATTTCTAGGATACCCGCCGGGTTCCCGTGATTATGCCGGAAGTATGATCGGGACGAAGGCGGGTTTTTTATTCCTCTTCTTGCGGATAGACAATCACTGGTGCCTTGTCGTACAAGTACGGAAGGGACCTGATGGTATTGTACGAGATCCAGTCGACCGCATCCTCATATGATGCGTCTTCCTCTTCCATCAGAGATTCGACCATCTTGTTGTAGTCGTACACGGCCCGGTTGTCGATCCTGACGCCGATGAACGCGCTGGCGAATGCCGGGTTGTCGAACACGTACACGCCTTCGTACCAGTGCTTGCACAGGTATTCCTTTACTTCTTCTACGGTCTTCATAGGTTGTCCAGCAAATCGATCATCTTGTTGTGCATATCCAGTTCCGTCCGGTACATGTTCGGGAGGGCGAGCATGTCTTCCATCTTCTTCCGGACGTAGTGGATGATGGTCGAGTGGTCGCGGTTCATAATCTTCCCGATGGCCTCGAAGGAGTATCCCTCGTAGCGCAGTTGGTACGCGGTGAACACCCGGATTAGTACGTCCTCGTTTCTCCTTCCGGCACATAGCTGCTTACCGACTGCCTGTTGTGCGGCCCATAGGACGATGTCGTACCGCTCTCCGATCGGCGGCTTGAACTCGGCCTCGCCGCGTACCTTCTTGAGTACTTCCTTGTAGTAGTCCTCTGGAGTCGGGTACTCGTGTGTCCCTTCCGCCAGAACTTCCTGCTCGGCGGTGATGATTTCCTCGACGTCACTCCATGTAAGGAGTTCAAGCAACAGTTGTTTCATTTCACGCTCCTCCTGATTTCTTCGGCGGCGGCCCGCAGGTTCTTCCACTCTTCGGTGAGCGTGGCCTCGTCCGCTGCGATCCTATTCGCACGTTCGTCCAGATGCACGGAGAACTTCTCGAGTTCCTCCTCCCACTCGTCCAGCTCATCGGACCGCCAGACGATGTACGCGATGCCGGCGATGACGCCGAGCACCAGTATGCCTGTGATAAATTGCATCATATTATTTGAGATAGAATGATTCCAAGAGTTTCTCGTCGACGATGCCCTCCCCGGTGATCGACCGGATGTGCTTGAAGATGTCGTCGATCGCGTCCGGGTTGACGGACTTGTCCGCGAACAGGAGGACCAGCCGTGCGAGTTCGTTCGCTTCCTCCAGCCAGACGTCCACGTTGCGGTAGTCGTGCTTCTCGTCGCAGTCGTAGATGTCCTGGGTGAGCATGTCCTGCAGGATGCAGGCGGTGCGCACGGCCTTGGTGTACCTGGTGAAGATCTGTTTCTTCTCCCGCTTCCACGCCTCGTTGTTCTTGGCCATGATCCATTCGCATGTGCGCATGATCCGGTCCATGGCAAGGCTCATCATGTAGAGCGTGTTCGTCATCATGCCGGCCTGGTTGAGGGCCGAGTTCTTGTTATCCGCCATATAATTCCTTCTGTTCTTCTGGTGTTACGAAATCCCACCCGAACATTTCCTGCAAGTTCTTGATCTGCTCATCGGTGGGCGTATAGTAGATCGCGATGCAATATTGGTAGGCCGTCTTCGGGCCCAGCGTGATGTAGCCCTTAGCCTCCATAGTATTCTCTCCTAAGATATTTGTCGCATTCCTTATCCGTCGGCTCGATCTCCCACGGATATGTAGGTGTCTTGGTCTGCCCCCAGATCGCACGGTAGCACGTCGGCGCCAGCGGGCATCCGGTTCCCGGACATAGTTCAAAGTCGTTCGCCATCTTTTGCCTCCCAGTAGTGTTTGCATTTCCCGTAGTTGAACGGGGTCGTGATGAAGTATGAATGATACTTGCCGAACTTCCCAGGGTTGTCCTGCAGTTCCTTGTAGGCCAGGTATCTGTAGCACGTGTCCTTCAGTGGACACTCGCCGCCTTTGCAATGTGAAATGTCGTGTTGCATAGATTCAAAGATTAGAAAGGGTACCGCTCTGCCTCTATTAGGGAATCGATTATGACTAGCGTGAAAAGAATTGTACTAAAACCACTGACAGGCGAGGGCTCACACCTGCGCGTACGGT